CAACTTAAAAGAGTAGCCAACCTTAACGCTCTAAGGACAGTTGACCAACAGAATAACGACTGGGATATCAAAGACTTAGTAGGAAAGAAGCAGGGCATAATATATGGCCGTGCAGTTTTTGCTTACTACGCAGACAGCATTGATGGAACTTATCAATCCCACCTAGATAATACAGATGTTTATGACTTCCTAATTGATCCAAGCGCAGGAGGTATTGATATTGAAAAGGCTATGCACCTTGGAAGATATGGAGTTGTTAAGACTAGAAAACAGCTAGAAGCACTTGCAAAGAGCCAAACCAGTAAACATATTAAGTCAGAAATAAAATCGCTTTTAGATGGTACTGGAAACAACACAGAGAAGCCACAAGAAGAGGTTAATAAAGACAAAAGAAGACAAGCACAGAATACTATCGGAGAGAAGAACCTACAGAACGACGACCAGTTCAAGTTCTGGGAATGGTTCACTACTTATAAGGGAGTCAGATATTATGCCTTATATCAAGAAACCGGAGGTAAATGTATAAAGATAGAGAGACTAACAGATATGTTTACTCCTAACAAGCAGTTTCCAATGGGAGCTTATCCTTTCTGGACTTGGGCTGCCTTCCCAGACCTAACAGAGTTCTGGTCTCCTTCATACTGTGATTATGTTAGAGAAGTCTTTCAAGCACAGAATGTTAGCATAAACCAATCGTTAGACAACTCAGAGCAGATTAACAAGCCACAGAAGGTAGTCAATGTAACTGCTATTGAAAACTTAGCTGAACTTAAATATAAGAAGAACGGAACTATCAAGGTTAAAGGAGACTTTGACGCAAACAAAGCAGTACAGATATTAGAGACTCCAGCTATAAACACTCCAATCAATGTCTATAACGTACTAGAAAATATCCAAGAGAAGGCTTCAGGAGTTACAGCAGGTTCTAAAGGAGTAGCAGAAGAAGACGGAAAGGTTGGAATATACAAAGGAAACCAAGAAGCTACAGCAGATAGGTTCGGACTATTAAACAAATCCTATTCATTTGGATATAAAAGGTTCGCTAGACTTTATGAGATAGGAGTTAGAGACCATTTGAACAAAAAGACTTCAATAGATATTATCGGGCCAAATGGAATTGAGACAATGGATATCACACGAACAGACATATTCAAAAACAAAGATGAGTTCGGAGTTCTTGTTGAGGCAAGTAACGCAGAGACTATGGCTTCTACAATAAAGCAAGACCAGAAGACTGCTTTCTTATCAAGCCAGGTGAACAACCAAACTATTAACCAACAGAAACTCTTTGAGATACAGGCTAAAAATGCCGGACTTAATGAGGAAGAAGTTAAAGAACTTATGGATATTTCAGAATTTGGAAACCAAGAGTTAATGGCAGAGGCAGAGAGAGACATTGAAGGATTACTTGACGGAGACAACGTCAAAGTAAATATGTCAGCTACAAATGCCTACAAACAAAGGTTCGTAGATTACTTAAAAGACCACGAAGAAGATATGAGTATGAAGCAGTTCACATCTATAATCGATTATGTTGCTAAAGTGGACAAGTATATCTATAAGAACACAGCTCGAATGATTAATAAATCAATGATAGACACATTAAATCAAGGAAGTTTGCCAGTCAGTGGAGCTGGAGAACAACCTAATAATCAAAAAATTCCACAACAAAACAATGGTCAAGTACAAAATCAAGGGTAAGAAGGGGGATCCAGCAACAACTCTTTTAGAAGTTTCTGGAAAGGTTGAGGAATTAACACTTGGTGATTACAATGATGCCATCAAGTCAAATACTAAGAGTATAACAGAAGTAGCACAGCAAGTAGCTATTGAGAAGGCTAAGATGGTGAACGTATTGAGAAGCCACCCGGAAGTTAAGACGGCAGACACAAAGTTTAGAGTTGCCTGCGCAATATATGAGTTAGCTTCTTCAACAGTCAAAGGAGGAAAGGCAAAGTTGACTGAATTAAGAAAGCAAGTCGCTAGAGACCAAAAAGAAATGGCTGAGATTTCAAAGCAAACAGGGCTAGTATTAGTTTCTGTTGATAAAAAGAAATAATATGTCAAAAGAAGCAGACAGCATTAGAAGAGACATTGTAGGATATGCAGAGATGGAGGCAGTCGCAAAGACAAAGGGAGGAGAGAAGCTTATCAAATCCCTTGTAAAGACTATCAATGACTCTTTGGATAGCCTTTGCACGTCCTATAAGACTGCAACTCACGTTGAGTTAGTATCAATCACAGCTAGACTTTCAGAGAGAATGACATTATTGAGAGTCTTAACCAGATCCAAAAAGAATAAGAACCTAGCCAAAGACGCACTGGACGAATTGATTAAGGACGAAAAGGAAGAGGAAGAATAAATATAGTATCTTGAAGATATAGAGCAGTCCATAACTTTCCACTCTTTATGGATTGCACTATGCCTTTATAGGCAGAACTTGGGGAAGTATAAATCTTTTGGAGCATTAGGTCGCTTCGCTGAAAGGCTAACAAAACCTCGTCAGCACTCCGTTACAGTGTTAAATCTATGACAGATGAAGTCAAAGACGCTCCCGTTGCAGAGCCAAACAAAGACGCAACAGCAATAAAGACAGAAATTGCGCCAGAACCTACTGGCAAAGATGTCAAAGTCAGCGAAGTTCTTGATAACACTAAGGAAACCGGACCAGATATGGTTCCAGTTGCTACTCTTATCGAAAGAAAAAGAGAAGTTAAAGACCTTAAAGGTGAAGTCAAAGCGCTTAAAGCTCAGATTGCAGAAGGTCCTTCTAATTTAGATATATCTTCTGATATCAAGGCATTGGCTGAAGAACACGATATTGACCCAGAGTTCTTAGGAAAGCTGGTTAAATTGACTGAGTCTCAAACAGAAGCGAAGTTAGAGGAAAGTTTTGCAAAGAAACTCAAACCAATGGCAGACAAGGAACGCCTTGCTGAAATTGATAAGAGGTTCAATGAAAACTATGAGAAGACTATATCTCAAATGCCTGCTTATGCAGAAATTGCAGATAAAGAAACTATCAAACAGCTTTCCTTAGACCCAGCAAACAGTAACAAGACTTTCGGACAGATTTTAGAAGGAGCATACGGGAACCTCGTTAAAGGCAAGACTACCCTTGAATCAACACAAGCTAGAGTGGAGCAAATCGATAAGATTGACTTTGCAAAAGCTAAAGATGATTCAGAGTATTTCAAGCAGATAATGTCAGACCCTACGCTCAAAGAACAATACAATGAAGGACTTGTTGCCAGATTGAAGTTATAAATAACAGAGTGGTTAAAAACAAACAATTATGAGTTTAAATGATTTTCAGGAGAAGTTCGATAACTCCTATGAAACAGTGTTCAACAAAGTTTTGGTTTCAAAGCCAATTATGAACACAAGATTCGAAGCAACCCTAAAGTATGGTGAGTCAGTAGAAAGATTCGCATACGACTTATCTGCAGTAAGAGTCAGAACAGTTGTAAGAAATTCTGCTTCTACTGTTGATTCGCTAACAGATTCAACAGCCTTGCTAACAATTAACTTGGAGAAAGAAGCCGTATTCCCATTGTCTGATGGTGAAATTACACAAGCCGGACCATTAAATCCGGGAGAAGTTATCGGTGGACAAGTTGCTATTAAAGTAGCAACAGACTTAGATGCAAGATGTTTTGCAGAAGTCTTAAACGCTTACCAAACATTTGACAACGGAGACTTAACTACATTGGCTGCAGACGGCACACCAATTACTTTGTCTTCTACAACCGTTCCACAAATGGTAGTAAGAATGCCAGCTAAGTTGAGAAGAGGTGCAAACCAAACTATTACTAATATGGCTTTAGTAATTGACTCCTATGCAGGAGCAGAAATTGAAGAATACCTATTAGGCAAACAGTTCTCTATTGTAGAGTCTGTATTCAAAAATGGATATTCTGGTATTATTTCTACAGCAGAAGTTTACATTTCAGAGAACCTAACTGGTACAACTTTGTTCACAGACGTTGGATTAGCTGATGGTGAAACAGTTATCATCAATGGAGTTACTCTTACAGCGAAGACAACTCTTGGAACAACAGCAGGTAACTTCGCTTTAGGTGCAGACAATACTGCAGCTTTAGCTAACTTACTTGAATTGATTAACGCTCCTGGCACAACTGATGCAGGACAAGTAGCGCTATCAACAGCTAACCAAATTTTGTTCACAGATACATTAAAGTTGACAGCAACAGTTTCTGTAGCTGCCTCAGCTATTATTGTTACTGGAGTAGGCGCAGGAAGATTGACAGTTTCTGATACTGCAGCTTCAGGAGCTTGGACTCTAACGTGCATTCACGGCTACTACGGAAAGAAAGGAGCTATCGATTTGGTAGTTCAAGACTCAAAGTCAGTAGATATGAGAAAACGCTCAGACTTAAGAGGTTACAATATCTTTAGTTCTTATCTTGCAGGTATCAAAACCTTTGATGATGGAGCTAAACAGTTCTTAGACGTTTTGATCGCAGTCTAGTCAAACGCCATTCTCTTTTGGGTAGGGTATTAGTACTCTACCCATTAGGGGAAATGTAATTAAATAGATAAAAAATTATGCCAAGTACAGACGCAGACTTAGGACTTGGAATACTAATACAGTCAAAGAACGAAGCTGGCTATATTATGAGAGGTAGTTCTAAAGGAATAGGAAGTGCGCTTCCAACAACTGCCTCCAAGTTCGCCGTCAATGCAGAAATGATTTGCACTGATGGAATTTTTAGAAACGAAGGTACTGTAGCAGTGCCAAGCTGGAATAACATTGACTTGATAGACGACAATGAAGAGGCAAACCCTCTTTATCAGCAAGTCGTACAAGTAGCTTTGACAGCAGCACAAATTAATGCCCTATTCACAACTTCTATTGAGGTAATTCCAGCAATTGCTGGAAAGAATATCATTTTAGATGATATGGTATTAGATTTAACTGGTACAGCAACACAGTTTACTGCCGGAGGAGTATTAGCGTTGCAATATAAGGACACTGCAAATGGAGGAGGAGTTCTTCTACACGCAGATATTGCCGCAACAGTATTGACTGGTGCAACTGCAAGAATACTAACGCAAAGAGTTGCTCTAGTAGCAGGTCATTCGTCAGTAGCCACAGCAGATATTACAGGGATTGGAGTATATGTCGGAGTGCAAACACAAGACTTTGCTACAGGAACTGGAACAGCTGTTCTTACAGTAAGATATCACACAGTTTAGTGATTTGATTCTGCCCTTTTACGAGGGCAGAGATTAGACTATTAAACATAAACTTATGTCAACAGGACAAGATATAATAAATTTATTCGAAACTTTTGTAGATGACGCTACAGAGTTAAGCTCCTCAGATGAGCTTATTTTAGTCAACAAATATTACAAAAAAATATGCAGGAATAGACCGTGGGAGTTCTTGAAGAAAGAAGAGACCGGAAATTTATCTACTTCTGTTGCTTATGTTGCTTTACCTTCTGATTTTGCAATACCAACACTTGATAGAACAGTATTTGTTACTATTAACGGAGTTGTTACTGAATACAAAATAATCAACTACGCAGACAGAAGAGACTATACAGACCAAAGCGGATATTGCTATATAGACTTAGCAAATAGCAGATTGACTTTCACACTACAACCAACGTCAGCTTACTCTTACAGCTTTGACTACATTTATATACCAGACGACCTCACTACAGCTACAGAGCCAGTCGGCCCATCAGATATAATGACTCCGGCAATTTACCACGCTATGTGTACAGACCACGCTATAATTGAGATGTCAGATAAGGCCAGAAGCTATTCTTCAGAGAATCAAGCAAAACACAACAGTTATATGAGAGACTTAGCTTATTATAATTCACAGCTAACAGAAGATACTTTCTAATGGATCACTCCATAAAAATTTTTAGTGAAGGAATACATAACCTAGTTGACTCAGAAGTTATCCCTTCTTCGGCAGCGCAAGATAGCAAGAACTTCGTTACGCAAGACGGCAAATTGAAATTGTCCAACGGTAGAGCATTGATTGGAGCAGAAGGCGTAGTCGGAACAATACAGGGTTTACATTGGGGATATAGGGCAGTAGGAACAAAGATTCTATTTAGAAAGACAGACACAGTTTTACAATACCTTTCAGGTACGACTTGGACTGATATAGTAACCGGACTAACAAGTGGAGCAGAATATAGCTTTGCTAACTACACTTCCCTTGCAGGTTCTTTTGTCTTCGCTTCTGGAATTGACGGATTATATAAGATAAATACAGCTAACCCAGCAGACGCTATCAATCTATACGACGCTGTAAAAAATGACAAAGGTAAGATAATGATTGATAAAGGCAGGTTGATTATGTGGGATTGCTTAAACTATTCAAAAACAACTTTATTATTATCTTGGATTGATAGACAAAACTCTGATGTTTACACAACAGTAACAGCCGAGGCTATAGGAACTGCCGCAGCTAATTTCACAGGCACACTAGCATTTAAGGCCGGTGGAGCTAAGAGAAATAGCTTTGGATTACAGCTATCCGGAACTACTGGAGGAACTGCAGAAACATTCACAGACAATAAAGATGGAACACTAACATCTGATAAAGGAGGAACTGGAACAATCAACTATACTACAGGAGTATATGACTTTACTTTTTCAGCAACTTGTACTTCAGCCGTTTGTACTTACTTCTGGGAAGATTCAACAGCAGAAGGATTGGCAGACTTTACCTTTTCAGCAACAAGAGTTGCCTCAGAGGGAAACAGAATAACACAAGACATTGGAGGAGATGAGATAATGAAAGTAGAAGTAGGACAAGACGGAGCATACTACTCACTGAAAAAACACTCTTCATATAGATTGGCGATTTCAGCAGACGACATAACATTCACAAACCTAGTTTACAGAAGAAACATCGGTATTTCTAATTGGAGAGCTTCGGTTTCTACTTCAAAAGGCATTATGTTTATGAATACTGCCAACCCAGAGAAGCCAGAGATGACTATACTACAAAGAAACCCACTAGGAGATAATGTAGAACCAGTAGTATTATTCCCACAATTCAAATTTGCTAACTATAATTTTGACGATTGTGCTATTGATACTTGGGAGAGATATATAGTAGTAACTTGCAGGGAAACAGACGATACAGTCAACAGAACAATATTGCTTTGCGACACTACGCAAGGAACCGTTGACGTAACATATTTTCCAGCAAGAATGTTTGCTAAAGATTCTGGAATATTATATATAGGTTCTTCTATGACTCAATCAGTTCATAAGGTATTCAACGGATTTGATGATGAAGGATATGCAATAGAAAACTTTTGGATCGGGAGAGGAGAACAATACACTGGAAAGAGAATAGCAGAGAAGCTTAAAAAGTTTAGGAAGTTAAGACTCAAAGGACTAATTGACCCAGACCAAGTTGTTGAGATCTATGCCTCTTATGACGACGCAGGATTCCAATTAGTAGGCACAATCAGAGGAGACGCTCCTTATGTAGATTATGCCACTCCACAATTTATAGGTAGCAATATGATAGGAACAATCCAGATTGGGGGAGACGATACAGTTTCAGCTTACCCATACTTTATGGAACTTAAATTAAATACACCAAAATTTAGGAAGAGAGAGATAAAGATAATGGCTACAGGAATAGGCTATTTTGATATAGAGTCAATGATGGATTGGGATATCCTAACATTTGAACAAAGGATTCCTAAGAGGTTTAGACAAAAACAAGCAGTGTCTCTTGATGGCACATCTGAAGATAATTAAATAAATACAAACTTATGAGTACTAAACTAGCCAAAATAATTGCTGACTTCCGAACTTCGTTATCAACAAAGATAAGCGTAGCGGGAGAAGGAGCTACATTGTTATCTGCAACAGATGACGATTCAGTAGCTTTGCCAACTGGAAAGTATTACTTTACTTTAGATGGAGACAATAACCAAAAGGAACATATCTATGCCACCTTGACCGGCACTACTTTGTCTTTAATCAAAAGTATTTCAAGGCAAGGAGTAGAAAGCACAGGAGTAGCAAGAGAACATAGAATTGGAGCAACAGTTACCATAACTGATTTTGCACATATTCTAAGATTGAATGAATTATTAGATGGAACAACAGACTTAGATTCAACAGTCCCACTAAAATATGATGGCGACCCTACTCTTACTTTGGACGCAGAATTAGCTACAGTGAAATATGCTGATGACTTAGCTATTGCAGGTTCTCCCAATATATCTTTGACTGTCAAAGGTATTGGAGAAGAAGCTACTGCCGCTGAAATTAATGCAGGTACTCAAACAGGAGGAACTTCTGCAGAGTTACTTGTTAATCCAAAATACTTGAAAGACTCAGAGTATTATACTTTAAGACCAACATCTGACGAGAAAGACGCTTTGGCAGGTTCAGGCACTCCTTCTAGCTCAAACAAGTTTGTTACTGCTGATACAGATGCATTAAAAGAAGTATTATCTAACAAAGATACAGACAACACTTTAGCCGCAGATTCAGACACAAAATATCCTTCCCAGAAAGCAGTTAAGGCTTTTGTTGCTACACAAGTCGCAACAGCTTTTGGAACTTCAAAGAACGGATATGCACAATTAGATTGGGCTATAAATACAACAGTAGAGACAGTCGCTCACGGATTAGGAAGTACTCCTGCAAAACTTTCATTCACTATTTATGGAGAAGGAGGCTCTTTATCTCACGCAGAATGGGACGCTTCTGGACAATCCTCTCTTTCAACAGTTAATCCAAGTGGACCCGGTGGAGTCGTGGATATGGTTGGATCTACTAGCGACTGTGGAACGATACACGAAGTCGGCTCAAATAGAAATATAGAAATTACAGTAACAGCAGATGCGACTAATATAACATTTACAATTGCAACAGACCCAAGTTGGTCAGCAAGAGCTTATGTAGTTTGGTCAGCTATAGCATAAACAAAAATTAAACAATAAAAGATTATGGCACAAGATACAACAATAGTTGGACAGACAACTCTTCCAGACGGAAGGATTCTTAAATATGGAGCAACCGACTCTACTGGCAAAAGATATGAAGAAATTTCTGCGCCTATTGCGACACCACCTGCTACTACAACCCCACCACCTACCACTACAACCCCACCACCTGCGACTAGCACTCCACCACCAGCGACTACCCCACCTCCAAATATGACAGATGTTTATAGTGGATTAGTAGAGCCACAATCAGAAGCAGAAATAAATCTAGGACTTGCAGAAGACGCTCAACAAGCTAACGCTCAAGGCCCAGTTGATGAGGCAGCGATAAGAGCAGACGGTATAGCAAGACTACAATCAGAGATTGACGCTTTAGATAGACTATACGCACAAAAACGAAGTGACGTTACTGCTCAATATACACAATTTGGAGAGAATAGAGTTGGGTCTCAGGCGGCACTTCAAGCAGGAGCAGGAATGATAGGACAAGTTTCAGGTGAATCAGAGAGATCAAAGCTTGATAGTTCTAACCTACAAGAGCTAACTTCAGCACAAAATGTTGTAGATGTAGAACTACAAGATAGAAAATCAGCATTATTAGGAGAAGCTAGAACTTCTGCAGACGCAGAAATAGCAGCTAAGAAATTAGCTTATGCTGGTTCTCTTGCAGATAAGGTTGCCTTCTTACAAGGTAAGGTTAAGAGGAGTAAGGCTAATATGAATAAGGCAATTCAAAATGCTATTCTAAACGGAGTAGAGATTACAGACTCACAAGACGAATATGTTCAAGAGTTAGCTAAGCAACTAGGAGTTTCAACAGAAGCTTTAGTAAATAGCTACAACACAGCCAAAGCGACTTATGACGCTAAAGAAAAGGAAGCAAAGAATAAGCAAGATAAGTTTGACGCAGACTTGTCTAAAACACTTGCTGGTATTGGATTGACCGAAGCGCAGACAAAAGGAGCAATAGCTGATATAGCTAAGACAAAAGCTGAGATTGCTAAGCTTTACAGTGAAGCTGGAACAAAAGGAGAAAAGGATTTTTACGAAGACATACAAGATCAAGCAGAAAAACTATCAACTGGTAAAGCGACTTGGGGTCAGGCTTGGAATTATATGCAAAAGAAATATGATATGCCAGAGAAGAACGACGACGGAACTAATAATTGGGAAACATTAGATAGCTTACTTAATAA